CTACCTCCTTGGAGGCCACGAAGGGAGACATTATTCGTGTCTCCGTAGACCGGGTCACTATTAAAGATAACCAGCCCTCCTGGCTTATCCCCAAAGTGATAGAGAAACGCACCGAAAAGAAGGAACCAGATACTATGGCTTTGGTGAGGCAACTGGCCAGGCATTCCCTTTGGGATGGAGTCCTCCATGCTGCCAGAATGCGTGGTGAGTTTATCCTGCAAAGGCACTGGTGGGGGGAGGCAGCACATCATGATCTCCGACTGACCAAGCGCCATGGCTGGTTCAGCTTCACTATCCCTGAGGGGGACACCTCCGAGTTGAAGAAACGCCTCAATGAAGGGGGGAAGCTGCTGGCCTTCAAGAAAGCCTACTATGGCGGCAAGGAGTGGATGGAATATGGTAAGGACGAGGTGAAGGTAATCCCTGAAGGAGCCGACTATCACGGTATGAAGGGCAACCCCTCGAAGAAATACAAGGCTTATATGAAGGCAGCCGATTGGGGCGACTATGTCCTGGAGCAGCGCACTGAGACGGAGTTCATCCTCCGCTTCGACGGGGAGGAGGGTATCCTGGACGGGCGCTACTTTATTATCCTTGCCCCCGACAATATGCAGGTCGACAATCCTTCCAAGGGAAGGATTCGAGAGAAGGGCAAACCCGAAAAGTGGTTAATGTCCAAAGCTAAGGAAGTCGACAAGTCGGCGATCCTTCCAAGGGAAGGATTCGGGACTCTTCGAGAGGAATCTGGAACAGGGAACGAGGAAATGGCCATCAGGAACGAGGAACCAGACTCCTTTCCTTCCTTGTTCCATATTCCTAACCATGTTATCGAAGTCACCATCATCAAGCCTGGACCGGCCAAGGTCAAAGTAGGCGGGGTCCAGGTCAGCTATTCTGAAGAAGCTCTGAAAAAGAGTCTTCCCCTCTGGGAAGGTGCTGCCTGCTTCTGTGACCACTTCAACAAGAGCGTGCGCAACCTAACTGGGGTATACTTCTCCCCTTGGTGGGATGAGGGCGTTAAGGCTAAACTCCGCTTTACTGATGGTACCCTTTATCACTTAGTGGAGCAGATTATCCAAGACCGAGAACAAGGGCTACCTGTGCCTGACATCGGCATATCGGCTGATATTGGCATCAGAGGGGTGAAATCGGACCACACGGTTGAGGTCCAGGAGATAACCCACGTTGTTTCAGCAGACATCGTCTTCTCTCCGGCAGCCGGTGGCTCTTTTGACCGGGTGCTCAATCAGGTCAGGCAGGACCTAGGAATTACGGCATCTCAGAACGAATCACCCCCCACCTCGCCCCCAACCGAAGTCGACGAGACTCTTCGAGGGGAGGCGCTCGTTCCTGAGTCGACAATCCTTCCAAGGGAAGGATTCGAGAAGAGAGTCCGTGATCTCCAGAGCACCGCTGACAAATTGAGGGCCCAGGTCCAGAACCAGGAAGCCCAAATGGGTAGGTTGGAGCATCAGCTCCAACAACTCCAGTCCGATCTCTCCGCCGCCGTTACTAAGTACCGCCAGGGCATCCTCCAACAGCACCCGGAGATCCCTCAGCACTTGGTGACCGGCAGCACCATCGCCGAGATAGACGCTTCCCTGGAGAAAGCCCAGGCTGTCGTCGATACCGTTAAAGCTCACCTGGAGGAGCAGATCCCACCCGGAGCGCCCGCCAGAGCAGCTCCAGACCTCGAATCTCTATCCCCCAGGGAGAAGATCAAATACGGTATCTCCAAGAGAGGGGTAGAGGCACGGCGTGCCGTGCCTTAAGTGCCGTGCCTAAAGGAATTGTTTTCCTAAAAAATTTTTCCACTCCGATTTATCGGAGTAAGGAGGTTTAACACAAAATGGCCCTAACCCTAGCTGAAGCCGCCAAACTCTCTGAGGACGTCCTCCTAAAGGGCGTCATTGAGATCGTTATCAAGGACTCCCCCATCCTCCAGAAGCTCCCTTTTATTGAGGTGGTCGGCAATTCCCTGAAGTACACCCAGGAGAACGCCCTCCCCACCGTCGCCTTCTATGCTGTGGGAGACGCCTGGGCGGAGTCCACTCCTACCTTCACCCTGCAGACCGCTACCCTCACCATCCTGGGCGGAGATGCCGATGTAGACAACTACCTCCAGCAGACCCGCTCCAATTACCAGGATATCGAGGCCGCCGTCATTGAGCTGAAGGCCAAAGCCATGCGCCACAAGTTCGAGGATACCTTTATCAATGGCGATGGCACCTCCAATTCCTTCTCTGGCATCGATACCCTCTGCACTGGAGGCCAGATCGTCTCTATGGGCACCAACGGCAACCCACTAGACCTTCGCTACCTCGACCAGCTCATCGATAAGGTCTTGGGTGGCAAGCCTGAGATGCTCTTAATGAGCCGCCGCTCCCGGAGAGACCTCACCCACCTTATGCGGCAGCTCGGCTCTATGGAGTTCGGCCAGGACGAGTTCGGCAATTGGGTCCAGTTCTTCAATGGCATCCCGGTGCACACTAACGACTGGATCTCAGATGCCAAGACCGTGGGCACGTCCGGCGACTGCTCCACTATCTACGCCTTCCAGGTCGGGGAGGGAGCCGTCTGTGGCTTGCAGAACAAGGGTATCCAGGTGGAGAGGATCGGGGAGCTAGAGACCAAGGACGCCACCCGTACCAGGCTAAAGTGGTATTGTTCCCTGGCTAGCTTTTCTACGGTCAAGTTGGCCAAGCTAGTCGGCGTCAGACCAGTAGCCTAGTAAAGGAATAAGGAGCGATATGGGTAGCTTGGAGCATCTGCTCCAAGCACCTAAGGGGGGAGGGGGTCTGTCTCCCCCCTCCTCCCCCACCCCCCTACCTGGTCGAACGGCATACCTGGTAATGTAGGGGCATCCTTCTCAGGAAGGATGCCCAGTAAGGAGGCTATCCATGCAAATCAAACGTCAAATCCCCATCAATCCCCCCTACATGGTCACCGCCAAACCTATATTAAGGAGACCCCATGAACCTATCCGAAATGAGAACCAGGGTCAGAAGAGACCTCAAAGACGAAGACGAAGCCAATTACCGCTGGTCTAATGACGAGCTAGACCGCCATATTGACCACGCCCTGAGAGAATTCTCCAAAGCCCTGCCTCGGGAGATGAAGGCCGATATCGCTACTACCCCGGACAGCCGGGAGGTCGACATCAGCACCCTCAGCGACCGAGTGCTCATCCTGGCGGTGGAATATCCCATCGGCTACTTTCCCGCCCGCTATCAGCGCTTTGCCCTCTACCAGGACACCCTCACTCTGCTAGGCAGCGAAACCCCCGACGGCAGCGACGCCCGCATCTTCTATGGCAAGCTCCACACCCTCAATGCCGAGACCTCCACCATCCCCTCGCAGCACGAGGACATCGTTGCTGTCGGCGCAGAAGCCTATGCCCTCATCGAATGGGCCGCCTATGCTATCAACCGGGTATCGCTCGGCGGAGACCAAACGCCCAGGCAATTCAGGGAGAGGGGGGAGGAGCTGCTGAGGTATTTCAAGAAGGAGCTCGCCCGCCTCAAGAGCCGCCTCCGCTCCCGGCAGCTCTATCGCCCGGCAATCCTTCCCTCGGAAGGACCCGCCAGCAAGACCACCGACTGGGGGCCTTAAACCCTCAAACAAACCGAGGATGGAACCAAAAGATTTATAGGGGGTCACTCAAAGGAGTCTTGGACTTGAACAAACTACGCCATCCCTTTCACCTCGCCGCTGGTCTTCTCTCTGCGCTCTCGGTCACTGTTTCCCCAGTCCTTCCTTTCGTCTCCACCCTTCTCTTCCTCACTTACGAGATAGACGAAGACTGGCACATCAAAGACAAAGCCTACCTTGACATCTTCGAATACATGCTCGCCTTCTTCATCGGCATCTCTCTTATGCTCGGCATCGACCCTCAGACCTGGCTTCACTTACTACAATAGGAACTGAATCTAAATCTAAGTCTTAATCTAAATTCTACGAACAAATGAGAACCCTCTCATCCACTCTCCTCGCCACTCAGAAGCAAGCCACCCGCACCCCCTACTTCAAGGTAGAGCTACGCCAGAAGGTGGGCGCTGCCACCAGGCTCGACTTCCAGAGAATCTACCAAGGCTCAGAACTCGATTGGCTTCACGCTGCCACTTCCCCCGGAGATGGCAGCCTCATCAGAGCCAGATTGAACCCTTCCAGCTCCGGCGACTGGGTTTCCCCCACTGGCTACAGCGACCCCAACAACGGCTGGAACAACGAGACCAAAGCCTACGATGAAGACATCAACACTTATGCCAACTCCAACGACATACCCGCCGCTAGTTGGAGTCAATATCTCATCCTCACCATTGCCGCCACCTATTGCGACCGAGTCAGATTCAACGCCGCCTACAGTACCTACATCAATCAGATAGACCTCGATGTCTACTGGGGCGGAGCCTGGCATGATATATACCAGGGGCCCTACTCCGACCACGCCTGGGTCGAAAAGCAGCTCGGAGGCACCTACAGCGTCACCCAGGCCAGGGTCAGGTTCTACAACTCCCACCCCTCCGATCCCCGCTGGGCCACCCTCTACGAGTTCGACTTCGGCCAGTCTCTCGAGCCCACCTACCTCTACCGCCAGAGAGTCGTCAACCCCGGCCCAGGTTCAGACTTCAGCCAGTGGACTTATATCACCAACGTCGGTTGGACTGGAGGCACCGCCTTGGCTTCCTCGGGTGCCAAAGCCATCCACTTCTGGACACACACCGACTACAAGACCATCAAATACCAGG